GACGTAGAGTTTGACTTCGCATTTCATGGTGAGTTCCTCTCGGTGTTCTTATTATAGGGTGAAAAATGTGGATATGCTGATTTTTTAATTATTTCCTAACGATTGAAACTGCTGGTTCGCCTTGCTCAAACACGGTGTCTACCACTGCCTGAACGCTTCGTGCAGTACCGATGCCCACCTTATCAAAGACAGGCACACATACCAGTCCAAACGTCTTCTCAGCGCCACCCAGACGGATCACACGACCGATTGACTGACTGATACCGATATAGTCCATGTTACGCATGAAAAGGACCGCTTCCAGACCCTTGACGTTGATACCTTCAGACAAGATAGAGTGGTGCATTACAACAAAACGAGTGTTATCAGTGCCCCACTGATTCAGAGTCTTGAAGAATTGTTCACGGGATACTTTCTTACCATTGATAACTGCACCAGTCTTAGATGTGATATACATCCAGTTGTAACCACGCTCTGCAAGTTGATTACAGAAATCAGACTGACTCACAAGGCGCACAATCTGCTTGGTAGAACGTGCAGCAATCAGGATCTTGTTCAGGGAGTTAGCATCAATGGTGTCCAACAGATTCTTATCATCAGATTGCTTCAGATCACCCTGAGGAAGCTCTTGAACAACAACTTTAGGAGGAAGGATGTAACCTTCTTCCACCAGTTGAGGTGCGGGAACGTTGCAAATCACCTGACCATAAACCTCAGCATCATTCATGCCTGGTTTGAAAATAGTAACACTATGCTTAGGAGTAGCAGTGAAGAAGTAGCAACGATCAGCGTCAGAAGAAAAATACTCGGTAGCGCCAAAGAAATTGCGCTGAACAGAGTTGTGCGCTTCGTCGAAGTAGATTGTGTTGACTTCAATGTCTGCCTCCTGAACTTTGTGAAGGGAGTGATAAGTGGTGAAGATGATAACATTCTCACCAGCAGTCCGTGCAGTGTTAGCGAAAAGGTGAATCTTCTCAGGTTTGGTGGTGTGGAAGAACTCAACATCACCACTGTGAACGTGCATCACATGGGCATTGTGACCAGGAGAAACCAACTCAAGAAACTCCTTGCAAAGTTGTTCTGCTAGAAGAATACGAGGAGCAACAACAACAAAAGTTTGCCCATGATGTCTGACTTCCATATTAGTAATGGCGTCATCAATCATACAAATGGTCTTACCACCACCAGTAGGGATGATCACTTGACCTTTATCGTTCTTCCACATTGCATTGACTGCCTGACGCTGGTGTGGACGGAGTGTAATAGTCAAGTCTGCCCTGTTCGGTATGGATATATTATAGCAGAAAACCGCCCCTGATGCGACCCAGTGGACGGTTCATGAACTGGTTGTTTTTTGACCATGTAACCAACCAGTCACAATATATTTTTTATTTGATATAGGCATTTTACCACGATGGGCAAGATACCATGATGTAGGAAAGATTAAAAGAGATCCTCTCTTTGGTTTAATAATTGTACCATCAATAAACTCTGTTTGTCCACCCTCTTCAACATTATTCAAATACCAAATGAGAGTCAGAAGACGAAAACCACAATCTTTATAAAAAGCAAAATCATCATGCCAATTGAAATAACCCTCTCCTTTATTATAAACTCTAACCAAATATCCTCTATCTCTAAAATCAAGTGATGGAAGATTTATATCATAATCTTCATATGATTTTGTGAAATTTTGTAAGTAATCAATGTATAATTTAATGTTATCACTAAAACTTTTTTCAAATACTTTGTCTTCTTCAGACCAATCATCATATTTACTTATATTTAAATCAAGAGATTTCTTTATATCTTCATTTATATGACCATCACCAATAAGTCCTGTATGCTTTCTATCGTCAGCATTAAATTTCTCAATAATACTATTGCAAAATTCTTTATCTAGTACATTATGTCTTATATAAATTAAATCACTAAGCTTCATATAGTATTATCTTTAACCGGAACAAACCTAGTCTAGACAAAAAAAGGGGACTTGTCAAGCCCCCTCCTCAGTATCAAGAATGATTTTTAATTTCAACTGCTATTGATCCATCACCTCCAGCAGTAAAGTCAGTGTAACTAGTAGATCTCGTAACCTGAACTGCATCTGTTGATGTAGAGTCCATTCTTTGAGTGAATACCATATAATCATTAGCATTAGAATATGCTGTCGTATACGTTAGACGATATACGTTTCCACCCTCATTAGTAACACTAACTCCAGATGATCCCCTCCAAGTTGGAACTGCACCAAGAGTAATTTCTCCATACTTATCGTCTGGAACGAAAGTCTCAAGACTTAAATCTCCTGAAACAGGAAGTGCAGTAGTTGGTGGAGTAAAGTCTGATGTATATCTAGCAACTGTTGATATTCTTAGATCATCAATAGCAATATCTGCATGTCTTGGATCAAAGTTTTCATTAAGATATCCAAGATATAACCATGCATCAGTATTGGTATTAATATCATTATCAATGACTTGATTTAATGATGTTTCATTTGCTTCTGTACCGTTGAAGTAGAAATGAATTGAACCATCATCAGGTTCTCTAACAATAGCAATATGAACCCATTGCTGCTCAATTAGACCAGTGCTGTATGCACCACCTATTACTGTTGAATTTGTATGTGTAGGATGATCGCGATTCCTCCAATAGAAACTACAAGTATTATTACCATTGTTTTGTAAACCGATCATCCAATTACTTGTAGTTGGGCTATTATCAGATTTGGATATAATTACACTACTGCTTGAATCAGTTCCAGCAGGTAATGTATCAAAATAAACCCATCCTTCTATAGTCCATTCACCAGTAAAATCATATTCCGATCTATGAACATATTCAACATATCCATTTTGAATTCTTAATGCTTTATCACCATACTTAACAGGAGATGTAACAAAAGATGAGTTAGATTGTGAACTTGCTGTTGCATTAAGTGCTACGTCTACAAGACTAGAATCAAAAGTATTTCTAAAGATAACATTATCCCATTCAGTATCTTCTGGTACTGTAACTGTTGTACCTGAAGTGAGATTAAATTCTCTCCAAGAACTTCCATCATAGAAGAATGGAGATCCACCAATCATCTTAATGTCGCCTGTTGTACCAGCAGTTCCTGCAATTGTTGCATTATTAACCGCTAAGTTGACTGCACCATCAACTAATATCGTAGATCCAAATGAGACATTATCATTAAATGTAGAGATTCCAGAAACATCAATTCCAGCGCCATCTGTGGTTATTCCAACTTCGGTAATATTAGTAATTCTTCCTGTTGAATCAACTGTTATTTGTGCTGACTTATCAAAAGCACCATATGTACCAGCAGAAGCACCTGTAATAGAAATCAATCCTGCAGCAGAAGCACCAGCAGTGATAAATCCAACAATTGAACTATCAACATAACCAGTAGTAGCAATACCAGATACTGCATCATCTACATAACTTTCCGTTGCATAACCATTTAAAGATGTAGGTGTGAACGAGAATGTTCCAGTTGCACTATTATATGATAAAGCATTTGTTCCAGCCGAATTTGTTGTTACGGATAAATCAGTAAGAGTAATTCCGCTTCCACCATCTGAAGTTAAGTCAGATGCTGGTGCCCATTCTGATCCATTCCATTTAAGAACTTGACCAGTTGATGGTGTTGCAGAACTTACATTATAAAGATCTCCAAGATTTGAAATGTCTGCATAATATTCTGGTTCAAATGGACCAGTAAGAGTTCCTGTAACAGGAAGTGCAGTAGTTGGTGCAGTAAAGTTTTCTGTATATCTAGCGATTGTGGATATTCTTAGATCATCAATAATAATATCTGCATGTCTTGGATCAAAGTTTTCATTAAGATATCCAAGATATAAATCTGCATCAGAATTGGTACTAATATCATTATCAATGACTTGATTTGATAATGTGTCAGTTGACTCTGTACCATCAACATATAAGTGAATAGATCCATCACTCTGTTCTCTAACAATAGCAATATGAACGAAAGTTTGTAGAAGAGCACTATTGTTGTATGTACCCAATACTGTTGCAACTGAGTGTGTAGGGTTATCGCGATTCCGCCAATAGAAACTGGAAGTATTATTACCATTGTTTTGTAAACCGATCATCCAATTAGACGTGGTGGGACTGTTATCGGTTTTAGATATAATTACACTACTGCTTGAATCAGTTCCAGAAGGTAATGTATCAAAATAAATCCAACCTTCTATAGTCCATTCACCTTCAAAATTATATCGTGAACTATGATCATATCTAACATATCCATTTTGAATTCTTAATGCTTTATCACCAATTTTTCTAGGTGATGCAACAAGTCTAGCATCAGTGCTACTATTGATAGTAGCTGTTGCATTAAGTGCTACTTCTGTAAGACTAGAATCAAAAGTATTTCTAAAGATAACACTATTCCATGATGTATCTGCTGATTGAGTTACAGGTATACCTTCCTTAAGGTAGAATTCTCTCCAGGTATTACCATCATGGAAGAATGGAGCACCAAGAATCATCTTGATGTCGCCAGTTGTTCCTCCAGTTCCTACAAGTGTTGTATTAATACCTGCTAGTTTTACTGCACCATCAACACTAACGGTTCCACCAATCGATACACCATCAGAAGTTGTACGTAATTTTTCACCATCGGTACCAAATCCTAATGTGACGTATGAATTATTACCATCAGTGAATCCTAAATCATTTCCAACATCAACCGTAATTAGAGAACTGTAATACGTATTACCAGAACTCTCGCCTTTCGTTCCAATAATAAGATTATTCTCATCAACAACAATTCTATTCTTTGTACCATGTAGTGGATCTTGCATATGGAATATGCTCATATCACCACCAAAATTCAGTGTATTAGATACACCAAAAGCACCAGTAATATCAGTAAGAGTTGATAATGAGAGACCACTTGCAGTGAGATCACCACTTGCAGTGAGATCACCAACAATAGTTACGCCATTGGAATTAGTATTGAGTTTCTTTGAATTATCATAGTAAAGTTCTACTTGACCATCTTCATATGCAATAATTCCATCTTCACCAGATTTTGGTTGAATAAAGATTCTATTCGTACCAGTTGCGTTAGTATCTCTAATGTATAATTCACCTGTGGAATTATCAATATAACCATTAGAACCATCATGATAGATTTCAAGATCATTATCTGCACCCAACAAAATTTTATCGCTATCACCAAGATTAACATTATCTTGGAATGTAGTAACACCAGTTACACTTAAATTTGATAAGGAGAGAGAATTTGACCAGGTTAATGTTCCACCAGTGTCTTCGGAAACAAGAAGACTGTTTGCAGATGGTGATGTAGATGGTAATCTAAGCGACAGACTAGTCGATGTATTATTTGGTGGTATAATATAATATGAGTTATTATTAGCTGTTCTCAAATCCAATGATGCAGAAACATAATTTCCACTAAAGCTTAATCTACTAAATTCATATCCATCATGGATCTGTTTGATTTCTCCATATCTAGATCCAGTTAATTTTAACTTACCTATCCAAGCCTCATTGAATCTCCTAGTTTCGGATCCAATATTAACATATCCACTACCAGATGGTATAAATTCCAATACATTTGAGAAAGTGCTGAGACCAGTTACATTTAACTGATGTGGTATCTCGATACTATTATTTTTTGCCTGGAATAATGTAGTACCAACACCGGTATACAAGAAAGTATCACCAGTATCACCATCAAACCGAAATCTGGTATTTCGTTCCGAATAATCCTGCATTTCCACACCACCTTGTGCGGTTAATTCTAAATTTTTACCAGGATATGTGTTACTGATTTCAAAATCTTTATTTTGTATATTTTTAATTTGATTTTTTGTACCAAAGGTAAAGGATAGTTGACTTCCGCTACCAAAAGAATGTGAATTACCACTAGCAGTAATACCGCCATTTACTACGAGACTAGTATATGTCGTAACATTATTGTTACTGAGATTCATCAAGGCGTAACCAAGACCATAAAAGGTTGTACTTCCTTCACTAAATCTTGCTATTGATCTAGAGTCATCAGAATCTCTTAGTATGATTTCATCCGAATGAATTTCAAAATCATTTGATCCTTTATATGCAACAACAGAATTTTGATCACCTGTAGGTTGACGATATACTAAAAGATCTGATCCGAAAATTGCTGTAGATCCAGTCGATATATTAATATTATCGTTGAAATTAGATTCTCCACCAAATGTAGAAACTCCAGTTACGTTAAGAGAACCAGCAGTAAAATCATCCGCACTTTGAGTACTTACAGTTACAATACCAGCAGATATTGGTGAGACTGCTAAATTAACAAAGTTAATGGTACCTGCAGTTCCTACGGTTGCACCATCTTCTTCTATAACTACACCAGATCCAGATCCAACGACTCCAGTTAAACCAGATCCGTCACCAATAAATGTTGTTGCAGTAACAGCTCCACCAATTTGAACATCATTAAAGAATGATGTTGTGGTAGTATCAATACCAGCGATACCTTGATCTGGTGCCGTAACAGTTACAATACCAGCAGACAGTGGTGTTACATCTATATTTGCTCCAAACTCAATCGTCGCAGCAACACCAACTGTTGCTCCAGCGTCTTTAATTTCAATTCCTGATCCTGTTGAAGTAACATTAATCAGACCAGATCCATCACCAACAAATGTTGTTGCTGTAATAATTCCACTTGATCCATCAATCGTTACAGCAGATCCAATATCTATTCCGTTTTTTACTCTAAAGTTTCTAGTAGACACAGGTTCACTATCCCCTAAGTGTTTCTAGATATTTATCAAATTCTCATTGCTTCATACTTTAATACATAGCGGGTTAAGTTTGCACTAGCTGGTGTTGCTAAAACTCTAATATTTCCTGCACTAACATCAACATCATATGTTGCTAGTTCTGATGAATTAAATATTGAACCATATTCAGTATGATATGCATTTGAACCATCATGAATCGCTAATATTTTTGTTGAGTGATAATTTGATCCTTCTGTTGCTTGAATAGTATATTCAATAGTACGATAGTCACCGACTTGGAAAGATGCATCAATTGCAGTTTGACTTACGGTTTCTGTTGTAGTACTATTGATACCACACAAAGTTCCATCAATTGTTAATTGATTGCTAACATTTAAATCGATAGATGTTGAAACACCAGTAACATCTAAATGTGTAGCATTGACTCTAGTAATGTTTCCAATAGTAGAGGTGATTGTTGTTACACCAGTGATACTTGGTGCTTGAACTTTATGTACATTAACTGTTCCAGTACCACCACCAAAAATATTTGCATAAACGGTCGAAACTGTTACAATTCCTGTACCATTACCAAAAGTTGATGCAATAGAAACATTAGATGTTATTTTATCAGCAACAGTAATTGTTGTTACGCCAATAGTTGTTGACTGAATACTTTCTACATCAACTGTTCCTGTACCATCACCATAAGTTTGTGCTGTGATTCCTCCACCAACAAGAATATCATTTGTGGTTTCTATATTATTTGCTGTTACTTTTTCTGAAAAAGTTCCACTTAAAGCAGTTAGATATCCATCAACATCAATATTTCCTGTAGATCCAATTCCAACACTAGTTCCATTTTCTCCAACTTCAAATTCATATAATGTTGGAGCAGCATTTCTTGCTACACCGAGAATTGGAACTACAAGATTTGGAATAGTAATTGAACCATCAACAGTCAAATTACCAGCAACAGTTGAAGCTCCTCCAACATAACTGTTTCCAGTTACGTAAGATCCACCATCGACTTGTAAAGTGTTTGATGGGTCTGATTCATTAATACCTAACTTACCATCATAAGTTAAGGTCATCAAAGAGCTATTTTGATTCTGACCGTAAATCCAGTTAAAATTACCAGTTCCTATACCAGAAGAACCATATTGTAAATATGAGTTGATATTACCATCATCATAGTTTATAATATCTAAAGACTGATCTGTACTAAAAGTATATAAAGGATTGGTATTTCCAAATCTAACTTTACCAATAGAATTTGAGAATCCATCAGATCTTCCAACTGATACACTAGATTCTCCGTCAGTAGATTTAATATGTACTGAAGAAATACCAGACTTAGTAACCTCAATGTTAGTTGTTGTTACTACTCCAGTAACATTAACACCTGCGACAGTAATTAGAGAAGTTGTTGTAACCGAATCTGCTGTATCTGCAACTCCAACTAAACGTCCATCAAAATGTTGAGATGCTGTTATAATTCCAGATAATCTAGCATTATCTAAAGTTCCTGATGATATATTTGACGCATTTAAACTTGTTAGATTTGCCCCACTACCATAAAAACTAGTTGCAGTTGCAACACCACTAACATTTAAATCTCCATCAATATCAGTTCCACCAGATACTGTAAGAACATTTACAATTGCTGTTGTTCCAATACCAACAGAACCAGTTGTGTGTATTCCAGCACTATCTGCAGTATACCAACCATCAACAGCAATTGCAAAGATACCAGTTAATCCAGCGGCACTTCCATAAAACGTTGTTGCAGTAACAACACCAGTAACATCAACATCTTGAGATACTGTTACCGAATCATTTACATTCAAGGTAGAAATGGTAGACATTCCAGCATAAAAATTATCAGTGGTTGTTAACCCACTAATAGTCACATTCCCCCTCACATCCAAAAATTCGGTCGGAATAGTTGTGCCTATTCCAACCAAACCAAGTTGATTTACTACAAAGTTATCATTATCAACTTGAACACCATTACGAAAATTGAATGATTTTCTATAATTTGCCATTTCTGGATACTTTATTTGAACTATTTATTTTTTCACAGCAAAGACTGTGAACTCATAACAAATCATTCATAACGAATGATATAACCTAACACAATGTATGGAGGCATATTTTTATTGGATCCCGAAGAACCTGCAGTATCAGTTTCAAATGCGTGATTGTGATTTCTGTTTTGACTATCAGTTGTGAAAGAATGTTTATGATTAGCTGATTGCTTAGCTGTATCAAACGTATGTTCGTGTTTACTACCACTAGAATTAACAGTGATTCCAGTAGTTGCATCTGCGGTATCAAGATTTCTGTTATGAGCTTCATCATCACCGTCACCACTTTCAGTACTTGCAACTTGTACAGCAGCTGTAAACTCATGAGAATGTCCAGGATCATCAATACCATGATCATGGGCACCACCATTATCAGTCGTTCCTTCATGAGTATGATTTTTGTCATTAATACCAGTGGTACCATCATGAGTATGACCTCTGTTATTATCACCAGTAGTACCATCATGAGTATGAGATACTACGATTGCA